AAACCAAGAAGTGACTGATGTGATAGAGACCATAGGTCTCCCTTCCACCATATAATAACGAGTTCCATCAATAGTCTCCCTCTTTAGTTTTGGGAGATCAATGTCAACATGATTAAAGGTCATAGTCCAAGGGCATACTTGTTGATAAGGTAACTCTTAAGCAAACCAGATCTAACAATGTCATCAGTTGTAAATTCAATACAATCAAATTCTGACATGTTTTGAATGATTTTCATGAAATCTAGGATTCCATTCTTCTCATAGGTTTTTACTAGATCAGTTTGTGTGGCGTCACCGCAGAACATGATCTTACAGTTTTCACCCACACGAGTAATTATACTATCAAGTTCATGAAAATCCAAGTTTTGAGATTCATCAACGATAATAATACAATCGTTTAGAGTGGTTCCGCGAATGAATGACGTGCTCCAGAATTTAATACTCTCCTGTTGCTTGAGGTTGCCATACAGCATCTCAAAGTCACTATCGCTTGCCAACTCAAACATATATTTTACCATATTCTTGTATGGAATTTGGTAAATGTCTGCTTTGTCTTCATGATCTCCAGGAAGGAAACCAATCTCTCTGGTAGAAACAAGAGATCTGACAATGATCACCTTTTCATATGGTGACATCTCGTTTAAGACTTCCTGTAGTGCTTGGTATAGAACACAGAAAGTCTTGCCAGTACCAGCAACACCAGAAACAAAGAGGTTCTTTTGCTCTTTATAAGATGCAAACAACTTCTCCTGATTAGGAGTAAGTGGCAGCACCTCTGTCATCATGGCACTGTTGATTGGTTTCTTCCTCTTCATCTGCTTAGCAGTCATGCCAACGCCGATGGGATCAGAACCTCTTCTTTTCTTAACCGTCATAGTGTTTTCACTCTAGATCCAGGTGCTTGTTGTGCTTTCTTAAGCACGTCGTTCCATCCAGGTCTGGACTTACGTAGTTTATCTTTCCACTCACCGACTTCACCAGATGAAGGACAAGTAGATGGGTCTGACCAATCACGTTGCCAATCGGGGTTGTCTTTACACCACTGAGACCAGTCGTGAACACTCATGCTCACTTCTTTTTGTTCACCAGTCTCCTTGTGAATTACAGGATAAGTTGCCATAATTACCATTGTGTATGTATTATTTATTAACCCATATAGAGGGTTTTCAAGGGGATTGGTGTCTTCTTCTGAGACAATGCATAGTGAAATAGTTTTGCTATCCCTAGTGCGGTGCCAGCGTCCGATGAATTCGGTTCTATGTAGAGATTAGATGGATCGTCGAACAAATCTAAGTATTCATAGTTGTTGACACAATTGAGAAAATACCCACCACTCAGAACAACTCTGGGAGAAATCTCCAAACACTTTTTAATGAGATGTCTGGTGTGCTTAGCAGTTTCTACTTGGAGTTTCTTGGCAAGATTTGCTCGATCCTCAAAGGTTGGATAATCTGCTTTGAGACGTTCAATAATGACACTGTTTTTTGTCATCTGAACACCCTCAAAGTTCATGTACCAACTCTCATCATCTACTATTGTACCATAACTTGCCAATCCCATCAACTTTCCAGCATCAAATCCACCATTAAATCCTAGTTTGTCACCGAAGTTGTTGAACAAACTACCCGCAGTAATGTGTGAACTGAATAACTCACCATCAGCATTTTTGAATTCAAATGCTTCTTCGATCTGATAAAAGTTAAATCTGTGCTGCCACTCACCTTCAATCTTATGTGGATAAGAACAACGGTAAATAGATTCACCCTCGTTCACGCCATCACGGATCTTAGCACCACCACCATCAACAATCAGTGCTGCAGCATCTTTGAATCCAGAGTTGTAGAATGCACATGCTGCATGATATAGATGGTGTTGCGTAGGTGCATAATGATGGTTTGCTTGTTCACCAATCAAACCCAGACTAAAAAGTTGATCATGGATACTTTGAATCACATCCATCTCAAACGGTTCGCCAACGCCAGCAAAAACTACACGATCAATTCTTTTTGTAAATTGTGTGAGTGCAGTAATTGATTTGTAATAATGATCTGTTTCGTTGGGTCCCCAGTACTTTCTTTTGTTAAGTCTTTCTTCCTCAATATGGTATACAACATGCCCGTTCTTCAACAAGCACACTGAAGCGTGGTGAGAAATGTTGATACCTAGAATGTACATCAGTCTTTAAATCCAAGTTTTTCCCAGATGATTTTAAATGGGCAGACTCCAGTGATGGCGGCAGCAGTAAGTGCGATAGGTGGAATCCAAAGAATCCAAGAGATCACTGTCCAACCAGTCAGAGTATTTCCAATAGCAACTACAGCAGCGACCGAAAGAAAGGTCATGCGAGTTGAAGATACGTTTTGCTGGAGTTTACGAATAAATTTTTTCACCAGTCCATTGCTCCTGAAATTACGGGGAATTGTTCTTTAAAAATTTGCTTACAAGATTCTGCAAGCATCATGTGTTCTTTTTGCGTACCATTAGCAGTACGCAGATCAATGTAATGCATCCAAGACCTCAGTGATCCCGACATATACATTCTGGTTGGTACACACAAAGGAAGAACATTTCTTGCACATTCCTTTGCCACACCCTCAGCAAGCATCTGTTCATACAGTGCTTGAGCAGAAGAAAATAGAGTTTGCATCTGCATCTCTAGTTTCTGTTGAACGAAAGGATCAAGATCATCAATAGAATTCTGACGGTTCTTTGTGTCTTGACGACGTAGATCGGGTAGAGGAATATCTTTAGACAAAAGAGTAGCGTCAGCGTATCTTTGAGAAAATTCCTGATATGTCATACTGCGATGACGCAGCACTTGAGCAGCGATTGCTCTGGTAGTATTCAACTCCAGAGTCATAAATGCTTGTTCAAAAATACTCCAGTGTTTATGTTTGATGCAATAACGCAGCAGACCCTCAAAAGATTCATTCTCTTGATTTGCTGGATTACTTACACGAGCACAATAAGCAATGTTTTTCTCTGCATCAGGAGTAACAGAGACAAGAGTTGCAGTATGAATCATGTGTTTTTGACAGTAATGAGTTCTTCTAATTCAGGAAGATAGAGGTATTCTATCTCACTTTGGCGCAGTGTGTCAAGTGCATCATCCATGGTATGAACCAGTGGTTCACCCGCCAGATTAAATGATGTATTGAACAGCATTGGGACTTCTGTCCTCCCAAAAAATTCTTTAATTAGATTATAGTAGTGTTTGTTCTGACTTTTGGTAACCGTTTGGATTCTGCATGTGTTATCAACATGTAGAACTCCAGGTATCTTTTCCCATCCTTCCTCAAAAGCGTCCATAGCGTACATCATAAAAGGACTTTCTTTTAGTCCACGCATGTCAAACCATTTTGGTGCTTCTTCCAAAAGTACAGAAGCGGCGAACGGTCGAAAAGATTCCCTCCTCTTAACCCGATTGACAATATCTTTGGCGTTAGGATTCCTTGGATCAAATAGAATAGATCTATTCCCAAGTGCTCTGGGACCTGCTTCAGATCTTCCTTGGAAAAGAGCAACGATTTTTTGGTCAAGTAGTAAGTCAACTACTGTAGAGTAATTTGCTTTCATCCCAAATACAATGTTTCTAGTTTACGTGGTTGGAACTCATGAAGTGTTGAATAAAAAAGTTTTGCCGCACCAATAGCAGTTCCACCATCATGAGAAATTGGATCTACATAAAATTTTATCTCAGGAAATGTTTTGAGATACTCGTAGTTGTTGACGCAGTTAAGAAAGTATCCGCCACTAAGACATATATTATCACATCCAGTGTAAAAAATCAAATCTCTAATTGAATTGGTAGATACTGATAGACTATCTTCCTGTATTCTAGCGGCAAGATCGGCAGGTTCCACATCTAAATTTATATTATCCCAAGTAATGATCTCAGGATCGCTCTCTCCGCCCTCTGTGAAGAGTTGTGGGACGTTTCTAGCGTTTCCATAGGGTGCTAACCCCATAACCTTTCCAGCGTCCCCGTGGGCGCTAAAACCGCAGTATACGGCGACTAGATCAAATGCTCTTCCAATGCTGATTGACCCAGGATTGTTTTCATCATAAGTAATTTTCTTTACTGGGAAGAATTCATTCCCAGAAGCGTGGTAGTGTGATTCAATTTCAACTCCCGTAGGAGTTTTTGATCCACTACCATCCATGATTAAACATCCAGCATCTTCAAATCCAGAAGAGTAAAAAGCATTTGCTGCATGGCACTCATGATGACGACCCTCATAATTATAAATCTGAGTGTCCTTGTGCATAAGATGATGTTTCCTAAGAGAATATAAAACATATTCTATCGCTTCAGGAATTACATACTTTGCACTCACGAAGACAACATGGTCTATTGGTGCAGTTAAATGCCGTCTTAAAGAATTGAATGCTGTAGCAGGAAAGTCATCTCTTTTAATTCTACTTGTTCTTTCCTCTTCCAAATATATTTCAATCTCAGCATCTTTCAAAAGACAAACAGATGCATCATGAGATAAATTGATACCTAAAGTATAAGTCATCAACCTTCAAATACTTCATCATATGTATCTGCATAGGTAGAGTATTCCAAAACCTCAGTGTATTCAGGGGGTGCAGGCTGATTCAATTCCAACTCTTCGTACAAAGAATCGATCAATAAAGAAAGGTTGCCAAGGATCAATTTAAGTCTTTCTTGCTTTTCGGTCATGGTTCGATAGCATTCCAATACATTCTACCATAAAAAAGGAGAGTGATCAACTCTCCTGTGGTTTATTATGCTAGAAGTCTTCTACAAACTCTCTTACACGTTACTTGATCCTCATCGCATTCAATCAAGCAATTGAAATAATCATTTACCAGATCTAACTCTTCATTACATCTGTCTAAAGTTTTTTCAAAATGTTTCCATTCAACCAATTGATTGCGAGAAATTAAATTGTGCATTCTCTTTCCTCATTAGGGGGCATGATCAAATAAAAAAGAGATTTTCATTTCATTCAACCACCTCATAATTCTAACACTATGTATAAACAAAGTGTTCATTTTATCACATTTTCGCAATAAAAATTTATGCCTACGTGTTTATACTTAGACACAAAAAAAGGAAGGGATTAACCCTTCCTATTGTAGATTGGTTGTGCTTTAAGCAACTGCTCAAAGTACTCGCGCAAATGCACCTTATAACAAGACCAATATGTTACCCCCCTATATTTAAGTTGATAACAACTAGGTGGTCTGCTATCGCTATCCATGTCGTCTGAATGGTAGCGATAATCCATCACTTGTTATAGGTATGACCGCGATAGCAGAAAGTACCATGGACTTCATCAACACCTTGCTTGCACTCAAACTTCACGCCACGAGATGCGGTGTGAGTGATCTGTGCGTCGTGCAGTGCTGCTTGCTTCTGGATTTGCTGCTTGATGAGGTTGAGTGTGTTCATTGTAGTGCTCCTAAAGAAATGAGAATTAACCTTCTCTGCCGTGGCAGGATCCGTTTTCCCGTTCCTTCAGTCGTGTGCGTCCTATGCTTCTGTTGAAAAGCACTTTGGATCAGTATGCTCCATCCAATGAAGGAGGATATCAAACTTCTCGGCGGGAGTGAAAAGAGTTGTCTCTTCAATTCCTTGTTTCAACCATTTATAATCTTCGCACCTAAGGTAATCCTCAGGTGGGACATGACTAAAAAGGATGAGTGCTAATGAAAGCATAGGATGAACGCTCCGTTCCGCGACTTACTTGCGTCCTATTCGCTATTCGCAAACAGCGGATAGGATGAACGTACAGGTATTTTAACCCATATATTCTATATAGTCAAGTACCTTTGTAAAATGCGATACAATTTTTAACTTTTCTTACCACTCCAAACCTTCGTTGGAACTCTCCCCTCTGCTTGGTTGATGGATTTGATAGATCCAGGACCCAGTGAGTCGTAGTATGCATCAAAGATGTATACTCGTTTCTGTGACATTACTAGGTCCATGCATTCACTACCTTCAAAATCATAAGTAATTACAAATGAATCTACAGGTAGAGTTTTATCATTATAGTCTGCTTCTGAACAATTTGATTTAATTACAAAAACTCCGTACTTTTTCTTCAGATCTTCAATCTGTCCAGAAGTCCAATTCATTAATCTCTCCAGTGAATTTCGTCGTATGCTTCTTCAACAACCGCACGAGTAATTCTATACTTCTTCTGCAGTTGCTTGTCTTTGACCAGGCAAATAATTTCTGCTTCAGATTCGTGCAGTCCTTCAAGTAGTTGAATGAACATCATCTCCCTTTTCATGCCAGGAAGTTTGTCATTACCGCCTTTTACATAATTATAGAGAGTTCTCCACTCATGTGCAAGGCGGGTATGTTCAGTACCAGGAGGGGAATCATTTGGGGTGTAAGGTACATCTCCTTCTGGAAGTGCAGAATGAATACCCTTATCAAAATTCCAAATCAGAATTGCTTTGATGTCGTCTCTTTTGTATTCCTTAAGCAGTTTCACTTTTTCTGCCTTAGTTTTGGCATTTGAAACTGCTTGAAACAACTCAGATACTAGTGGTGTAGTTGGTAGTTTAGCCATGATGATTAATAAAAAGTTACTCGTCCTCTTCGTTATTGTTTAAATATTCATCAACTCCACCCTCAAAGCGGAAGGCGATGATATCGTCAGCAACCAAATTTCCTTCAGTGTCAAACATCTCTGGGTGAATATATCTGGGAGTGTTTTCAAACACATATTGTTTGAATAGATAACCAAGAATTCCTCCAACTGCAAATGTTAGAAGCACACATAGTGTGCCAAGGATGATTACTGCTGCTAACATTGTCTTACTCCCTAGGGTATAGTACTAGAATATTCAGGGAAACTACAAGTCTTCCCAGTTTTAAAAGGGTTATTGATCTGGTTTTGCCAGGATCTCGTTTTCTCCTTAATAAGATCTCAACACCTTTATTTAGATCAGCATTCACAGACAATCTCTTATACCAAATCTTTATCGCGAAGATATTTGATGGTTTCTGTGCATCCACCAATAAGTTCTTCATTCAAAGTAACTCTAGGAAATGTTGCTAGAGGACCAAACTTTTCATAGAAATCATCCCTACTATAATCAGTGTTGAGCATGTTCTCCTCATAGTCTAGTCTTGCTAATTCTAGCACCTTTTTCACTTTCTCGCAATAAGGACAACCGTCCCTAGAATAAATTTTAAATTTCATGGTTCATTTGTTGGTGAATGTACAATAATTCGTAGAAGGTATGCCCAAAAATACGGATGGCATGATCACCACCGTATTGTACCTTATCTATAAAAGGTTTTGGATTAGGATATCCACTATCAATAATATCTTGTATGCATTCTTTACTTGCAGAATGATGATGTCTGGTCATTTTTTCTGCAGAGTCTTGAATATTAATCCAGAAAGGTGTTTTAAACACCGAACCATATTGATAATGAAACGCAACTTCAGTTTGATATTCTAACATAACTCTACGATATACAGAGTTCATATGAAATACAGAAGACCTACTTCGTTCACCATCAAGATATTCGCACATCAATTCTGCAAAATAGATGTACATTACAAACGAATATGCGTGCAATGGTTCAACAAAACAAAGTTTATTTCCATTGTATGCTTGTCTTCTAGATCTAAAAAGAAACTTACATTGTTTCGGTGTCCACGTTACAACTCTACCTTCTTCTCCAAGTTTTTCTTTGACTTGTTCGGGACTAATATAATCTGTGTTGAAGAGATATCCCTTTCGTACCTGTCCTTTTTTCGGGAAGGGAATGTGGAATTGCCACCCATCCTCAGTTGCCTCATGAGTTGTTACATCTGTCTCATGTTCAGCGTAATTTACAGGGCGCAAAAATGCAGCATTTAGTGTAGTAAAAACTGGTTTCACATACTCATTACTATCTGCCCACCCACTACAATGAACTAGAAAGTCGTAGGAAGTACCATTGACTACAACATCATCCTCAGTTTCTTGAATAGCAGTTACCCTTTCAGGAACGTAAGTAACTCCATGCGCCTCAAGAATAGGATGCACAAAGTTGTTATACTCCAGGGTGTCTAGATGATATGCAAAGTTTGTGTTTGGGTAATTACCAAACCCACTAAGATCATGGAAAAAAGTTTTACCTTTACCCCAATTTACAAACTTTGCTGCTTTTTTAACAGATACAATGTCTGCCAGAT